CGACAATTGACAGGCCGGTTGACAGCGTGTTGGTGGCAATCTCAAATGAGCGCCAAGCGTTCGCGGCCATAACACCCGCCGACAGCATAAACACGCGACCGGATAGGATTTCGTAACCGTCACCAGTAGCAGGCGTAAACGTCAGAGGAGTGTCAAGCGTGATGGTTGGCGTGGTTCCGGCCGTGTTGCCGACGATGTACCGCTCTTCGACTTTACCAGCGGCTTTGCCGATGATGCGAATTTTAAAGCCGTACTCGCCGGAACCGCCGCGATTGGCGAGCATGTTGAGGCCGACAGCGGTTGGGAAGGCTGTGGAGACAACAATCGAAGACGTCGTGGCACCCGCAGCCAAGACGCCTTTGAGGCCCTGAGACGGCGCAAACACCATTGCCGCGCCAGCACCGAACGTACCAGCCAATGCGGGGGATTGAACGAAACTCCATGACTTGGAGACGATGTTGTAGCGGTTCAGGACCGTGGCGTTGACCAGTTGGTAGACGAACGGGTTGCGTGACACGTCAGATCGCAGGTCAGAGCAAACGCAGGTAGCCGCCGCCGTGGCATTTGGCGTGGGCGCAACCTGCACCCACATCTGGCGGTCGATGACCTTCTTGAAGGTGTTGGCCATTAAGTGATCCTCGATCTAACTGTCGCGGCCCACGCCGACACGTTTTGCCCATTGGTAAGCAGTTGGGCCTGCTGATTGCCCATTAAGGTTTGGTTAGCGACGTTGCTAACCGTGCCGACCGTCGTAACCGTGCCGCTTTCGATTAAAGCCGTGACGCGGTTCCGGCCTAAAGCCACATCGTAGCCTCTGGGACTGTTCGTGGCGTTCAGGAGGCGGATCAGCAAAGTCTGCATACCGTCCAGCAATTCGTCTGCAATGACGTTGCTCGTGGTTACAGGGGCGGCGTAGATCGTGCCGACAGGCGTGTAGACCGCGTTGGTGTTCAAGTTGAAATAGGTGACGGTCGTGCCGTTATCGCGGCAGACAAATAGCGCACCTGTGTCGTCGGTCAGCAAAACATCCGCTAGCGCACTACCTCCCCCGCCTCCGCCGCCCGTCGTGGGCAGCGGATTAGCGCCGTCGATGGGCAGACCATCAGCGCTGTTTAGCTTTACAGCTTCGGGAGCAGATCCTACGTGCATGATTTACGCCAAAAACTTGAGCTTGTAGAGCGTGCTGCGATACAGGCTCTCAATCTCGTCAATGATGTTTTGGAGAGGGGTGTCCGACTTTTCAAAAGCCTCGTACCGGCACTCTCGCAATTCCTTTAGTTGGTTTTCAAGGAACTCGATGATGTTAGCCGTTTTCTTGGCCGATTGCAAAGTGATCGGCCCCATTAGGCCGTATTCGCCCTGATAAACCTCCGCCAGCGAATCGGCCAGGCCCACGATCTCGTCATAGAACGTGTTCAAGGCCGAATGTTTAGCAAAACTGCGGGTGTTCAGATGTACCGAATGGGCCACATCCCGCGCTAGAAATAGATATCCGATAAAGTTGGCTGGGGTCTCTTTCATTGCGGCATTTCCTGCATAGGCATTTCTTCGGGCATGGGCATTTCTTCGGCCATGCCTTGTTCGGGCATAGGCATCTCTTCAGGCGGCATTTCCATCATATCGTCGCCCATTTCAGGCCCTTCACGACCGGGCATTTCGCTGACAAGTTCGCCGCTGCTCATCATGCCGTGGACCGTGCCCATGACAATATCTTGGATCTGTTCGGGCGACATAGACGCCTGAACAGCCGAAATGCGCTTAGTTTCGGCATCGTAAGCCTTAATTTTGGCTTCAAACTGCTTAACCTCGACGTCTTGCGCCTCGATTGAGTTCTGGACGTTCTTGAGAACGTCGTGAAGTTGGTCGAGTTCTTGGCCCATGCCCTGAATTTGCTGCTCTGCGGCCTGCAATTCGGGCGATTTGTCGTCGTCGGACAGCAATTTGGGGTCGATGGTCTTGCGGAAGCGCTTCGCCATCTCTTGAGCGCCGGGCCAGTCCATGTTTTTGACAAAAAGGTCGCCTGCGACCTGCCAAAGTTCGGGATTGCCCTGCAAAAGTTGCGCCATGCCGTCAAGCGCCTCTTGACGCTTGGTCATGTAGCTTGGGCCGGTGGTTACAACCACGTCGTACTTGCCGACATTGGGGTTGTAGATCTTTTCGAGGACGATTCCGTTCTCGTCTTGGATCTTTTTGACTGGCTCTTGCTGGTCAGGGTTCAATTTGACCATGCCGACCTCGCCGTCGAGGCCCACAATGCGGGCCACGCGCTGCGTGTCGTAGATTTTGGGGATCAGATCGACCAGTTGGCGGGTGATGTGGCGAATAGCACGGGCGAGGTTGTCCACATAATGGTAGGTGCCGGTGTCGCCCTGCTTTTCGCGTGCCAAGATGGCTTTGCCGGAACGCTCATTGCTGGTCGCGCCTAGGCTAGAATCGTACTGGCCGGTGGTGGACTTGATGTCGTCTGACGCGCCCGCCTTGGCCTGTAGGAGGCCACTGGACGCCATTGGAGGCTGCGCTCGTTGCGGAAGTGGCAGCATGTTGCCAGCGCCGTCAGTGACGTCGGGATTGACTTCCAAATACGGCCAGTTGTTGGTGTTGGCCGTCTTCCAGTTCATCTCGTAGCCTTCAAACTGGCCACCGTAGCCAATGAAGGGTGCCTTGGGTGCCAGTGCCAGCATTTCTGCCTCTTGGCTGACCCAGTAGTTGTACATGCGCTGGGCATCCTTGGCGTTACGCACCAAGCCCGACACATACATGCGGCCATCGACCTCAAACTCGTTACCGACCACGCGCCCCGCCCCGCCTTTCGCCAAAATTCCAGACCACCCCGAACATGCGCCTAGCGCATGACCTATGCCCCCTGCCCCAAGCTGTCATGCATGGCCTAGCGGGGAGGGCATATGGCCACGCAATGCCCATAGGGGGGGGGTATGCCCTGCTATGCCATGCAGGGGGGGGGGATGCAGGGGGGGGGATGCCGGCATGGCCACCAGGTCGGCCAGGTCGACGGCCTATTGACATTTTGTCAATAGGGGGAGGGTAGGGCCGAGCGACCGGGCCTTCTGGTACGGAGCCTTCGTGAACAAAATTTTATTTTTTAAAAAACCGTGCTACAAAGCCTTGAGAGCCTGGACTAGCCCCCGCGTCGCACGTTTGCCGACCGGGGGTCTTTTCTTGCGTAAAACGCAATTGGGTATTATCTTGCTGGCATGACCTTCCATTCAATCCCGCACGCCCCCAAAAGCGTCAAGGCGACGCAAGCGCAGTTAGATGCGATCTACCATGCGTCAAAGAAGGGCTTACGCGGCGACAACCTAGCCCTCGCGGCCCACATCCAGCCAACAGATTACAACAGGCTCATCCAGTTCGATCAGGACGCAGAGCTTGCGGAACTCAAAGGCAGGGCAGACGCCGAACTGGAATTGAGCAACGCCCTGCACGAAGCGGCGCTGAACGGCGATGCAAAGTCGGCGCTGGAGATCCTCAAGCATCAACATGGGTGGGTAGCGAAACAGCAGATCAACATCGACGTCGACCAGCGCATCAGCATCACCCAGGCGCTGGAGCAGGCAAACACCCGCGTCATGAAAGTCATCGACGCGCCGTACACCGTCATCACGGACGAAACGCAAGAGACCGCCAGTGCAAACGACGCAGTATAGCTCCGCCGAAGAGATGCAGTTGATGAGTCGGCTATGGTCGCCGGCCATCAAGGACGATCCGCTAGCCTTCGTGATGTTCACGTTCCCGTGGGGTCAGAAGGGCACACCGCTGGAATATTTTACGGGGCCGCGCAAATGGCAGAGAGAAGTGCTTTCGGATCTCAAGGAGCACATCAAGCAGAACAACGGGAAGGTGGATTTCGACACCTTCCGCATGGCGACGTCATCGGGCCGCGGTATCGGGAAGTCTGCGCTCGTCTCATGGCTGGTGATCTGGATGCTATCGACACGTCTTGGCTCGACGACGATAGTGTCGGCCAACTCTGAATCGCAGTTGCGGTCGGTCACATGGGCCGAGATAACCAAGTGGCTGGCGATGAGCCTCAACAGCCACTGGTACGAAGTCGCCGCC